GTTTGCCTGTACCTTGCAACAGAAACAGGCACTATAAAGGAGATTATATAATGATACATTTTTGTTTTGGTAATGGTAATTCAAGAAAAGGAATAGACCTTGAACAATACAAAAAGTATGGTAAAGTAGTTGGTTGTAATGCAATCTATAGAGATTATACACCTGACATACTCGTATCTTTAGATTCAAAAATGAGCCATGAGATTTATAGAAGTGATTATTGTTTTGAGAATACAGTTTATTTGGGAGACTGGACTCCTATACCAAGTGTTATTGCTGAGAATATGTTACTAGAACAAAATGGTAGAATAGATGTAGAATTTAAAGGACATCAAGAAGCAGTTTATCATTATGATGATGTTGAGAATATGACCCATGTAACAGGAACAACTAAAGACAATGTAATAAATTTACAACCAGATAAAAATGATATTGCATACGGAACAGGCAATAAATCAATCTATCTTTCATGTGAAATGGGGGCAGATGAAGTTTATATTATTGGTCATGATTTGGAACTAGACAATAACATATATGCTGGTACAAATGCTTATACTCATAAGACTAAAACATCTGTGCCAGATGCATGGACATTACAACATAAGAGCACATTTGATACATTTTTATTTACAAAGTTTTATAAAGTTGATTTAAATAATACTGAAGTAGAAGAATGGAAAGATTGCGAAAACTTAGAGTATATAACACTTAAACAGCTTGACGAAAAGTTTAAAGTATAGTATAATAGAACAATGATAATAACACCTAATAAATTTGCACTACTAATCGAAGATACAGTTAAAACTAAACGAATGAGTTACATGGATGCCATTATCTTATATTGTGAAAACAATGGTGTTGATCCAAGTAATACGAAAGCATTAATTAATAAAACACTAAAAGAAAAGATAGCATTTGAGGCACAAGGTTTGAATATGCTAAAAGAAAAAACAGCAAAGTTACCAATATAAGGAAATATATGTTAGAAATAATTATGATTACATATGCTATCGCATTAGTCGGCGGTATATTAATAACCGCAGCAAATATCTAAAAGAGGAATAATGAATGGTTTTGAAGTATATAAAATCTATTTGGCAATCAAACTCCACTTCACAAGTAAGAACCAATCTTACGACTTTCATAAACACAACGGCAGAACAACTGCAAGATTGGAAACGTTTACTAAAAGAAGGGATAGGTATTTCTTTCATAAGCTTTCTAAATCTTATAACGATAGCAGCATTGTTAATTACTTCCTTAGCAATTTTGTTTCTAATACTAATCTATGGGTTGGTGACATCATTGGCAAAACTGGTGACGACCATTACAAAGACTGGTCAAAAAAGTTAGAGGCATTACATTATTACTATGAACAAGACATTGATTATATACTGGAAAGAAAGATAGAGTTTGATGATATATTTACATCAAAGAATGGGCAACACCCACCGATATTAAAGATGTTTTTAGCAAGAAGAATTAATTTTGAAACCTTGATAATATTAGATGATATATTATCTTTTTCTAAACGACTAAATAAAAATATAGGTGAGAAAGTATTGTGGCCTAAAATGTATGATAGAATGATAAGATATAAACCATTTCTTACATACAATGTTACGAAATATAAAAAGACTTTAAGAGATAAACTAAAGGAGATATAATGAATATTGAAGCATTAAGAGAACAATTAAAAGTAGATGAAGGTGTAAAATACGAGATATATAAAGACCATCTTGGTTACCCTACATTTGGCATTGGGCATTTAGTTACAAAGAGTGACCCAGAAAATGGTGAGCCTGACGGTACAGAGGTAAGTGAAGATAGAGTAAACGAAGTATTTGAATCAGATGTTGCTACATTTATAAGTGAAGCTAAAATACTATTTCCTAACTTAGATGATTTACCAGAAGTTGCTCAACAAGTAATAGTGAACATGGCATTTAATATGGGCAGACCACGTCTATCTAAATTCAAGAATTTTATTGCTGGTGTTAATGACAACGATTGGGTCAGAGCAGCAGAAGAAATGATGGACTCTAGATGGGCAGACCAAGTGGGCGATAGAGCTACAAGATTAAGAAATAGAATATTAACATTGGTATAATTATGGATCAATCAGCAAGATATACAGCAGAACATACTGTGATGGATTCAGGTATAGAGATAAGAGAATTGAAACATTTACTAGTGATTGCCGAAGATAAGATATCAAAACTAGAAGCAGAGATAGTCGAATTGAAGGCACCTGATAATTCAGAGGAACTTATACTAAATTTTGATGATGACTTCGGAATACAATTTTCGGACAAATCTCAATTAGATGCCGATGATGAAGAACCAAATAAAGAAACATATTAGAGTGCTTGACAAAGCTTCTCAAATATGTTATAATAAGATATATGCAAAAGAAAACTAATTATTTTCTTTTTATAGTGCAAGGAAGAGGGCTTCACCAGAGGCTCGAACTTGATCGCTTAGGGGTTGTACCCAGGCATAACTTGGAAAACAAGGGGTGTCAAATTGCCGACAGGCAGAAGTGAGTTGTAACGATATAGGAAATGGTATCCGGTTCGTTACTTGGGAGTAAATCCATAGTCTCCCCTATTTCGCATATAAATAATAATGTCGAATAATACAGACACATACAAATATAATTATACAAAGGATATAAAAATATGAATACAAGTATAGCAGCGTTAAAACGCTCAAAGTCAAATCTAGATACTCTAGTCAGCGAACTTTCAAAAGTTGCTGAACCTCAAAAACAAAAGAACTCATATGCTGATGATAGATTCTGGAAACCAGAATTAGATAAATCAGGTAATGGCTATGCAGTTTTTAGATTTTTACCAGCAGTTAAAGATGAAGATTTACCATGGGCACGATTATGGTCTCATGCATTTCAAGGACCAGGTGGTGGATGGTTTATTGAAAATAGTCTAACTACACTTGGCAAAAAATGTCCGATTAGTGAATCTAATAGTTTACTATGGAATTCTGGTGTTGAAGCTGATAAAGAAATTGCAAGAAAGAGAAAAAGAAAATTATCTTATGTTGCAAATATATTAATCATCAATGACGCTAAACATCCTGAGAACGAAGGTCAAATTAAATTATTTAAATTCGGTAAGAAAATCTTTGATAAGATTACTGAAGCAATGAAACCTGAATTTGAAGATGAGAAACCTATCAACCCATTTGATTTTTGGGAAGGTGCAAACTTTAAACTAAAAATTAGAAAAGTTGATGGTTACTGGAATTACGACAAATCAGAATTTGATAGTTCGTCTGCTGTAAAAGACAATGACGAGGCAATCGAAGGAATATGGGATAAACAATATCCCCTAAAACCATTTCTTGCATCTGAAAACTTTAAATCATATGATGAGCTAAAAGCGAAACTAGATAAAGTTTTAAGTGGTGTAAGAAGTACTGGCACGGCAGAAGATGTTGCGATCCCACCGTCAACACCAACACCGAGTCCAGTTGTAGCAGAAACAGTAGATACACCTACCCCACAAACTGAAGATGATAGTGATGAAACATTATCGTACTTTAGTAAGTTGGCTGAGGAAGAGTAATCTCTCCACCTGTTTTCTCTATATTGGGGTTAGAATATGATGTTCTAACCCCTTTTTATATAAATATTAGATTATATGATGAATAAGTTTGAGATATCAAAACAAAACATAAGGAGTTTTTATGTGGAAATCAATAACAGACGCTATTAGTAACGTAACAACAGTTGCAGTTTCACTAATAGGACTATCAGTTGCTTTAGAAGTTGTATTTGGAGGTCAAGTACCATTTCTTGCTTTAGGTGTTATTAATAACATTTCAAGTATTGTAGCTGACCTAGGATCACAAGGTCTTATTGGACTTATTACCCTAGGTATTTTGTGGGCACTTTGGAAAAAGTAGTCAACTATTAATATTCTTATAAATGAGGGGTCGTTAAGACCCCTTTTTTTGGTCTAACGAACAAATTTATACTTATAAATAATAGTGTATGTTTAAAATATTTTTAACACTTTCGGTAATAATTGTATTGGCTTGTGCTTTTTCAGCAAAAGGTAGTGAACTAACTTTTGGATTCTCTAATCCTTCGTTTAGTGGCAACGGTCAATCTTCTCATTATCTTACTATTGAGAATATCGAAAAGACAAGACGAGATGCTGTCGAAGCAAAAAAAGTATCTACTGCAAAAGCACTTAAAGATGAACTCAATGCTACAGCGTTTGCTAAATTTAAAGCAAATTTAGAAGCAAGATTTTATACAGCTCTTGCTAAACAAATTACAGATAATGTATTTGGGTCAGACGGAAATCAACAAGACTCAGGAACATTCACAGGTACAAATGGTGAAACAGTTGTTTGGACAACACCATCAGGCACAGGTAATGTTGTTGTAACTGTAACAGAATCAGATGGTACAGTAACTACTTACACTATGCCAAAAGAAGATAACTCTTAATGTTTAGAAAATTAATATTATGCTTAAGTGCATTAGCAATAGCAGGGTGTGCTGCAACAGCACAAGAAGGTTATATAAAAACACAAGAAGTAGCATTTAAAGAATTAGATACAATCACACAACCAGAAGGTGCTCCGATTATTATAGCTGTTTATGACTTTGGTGATATGTCAGGTCAAAAGAAACCAGGTGGCGCTTATGCTTCAATGTCGAGTGCCGTAACACAAGGTTCTTATCAGATATTGATTAAAGCATTACAAGATGCTGGCGAAGGCAAATGGTTTAGAGTAGTAGAAAGACATAGTTTAGCAAGTCTATTACAAGAACGAAAACTAATTAGAACTACTAGACAAATGTCAGACGGTGAATCAGCAGAGGCATTACCAGCATTATTATTTGCTGGTGCATATGTAACAGGCGGCATTGTAGGTTATGATAGTGATGTTCTATCAGGTGGTGCAGGTGCTAGAGTATTAGGCATAGGTGCAAGCAAAGAATATAGACAAGATATTATTTCTATCATGTTACGATTAATCAATGTACAAACAGGTGAAGTTATTATCTCTACAACAATAGAGAAAACAATTTATTCATCAAGTACAGGCGGAGATGTATTTAAATACTTTGATGCTGATACAATGTTAGTAGAGATAGAAGCAGGGTATGCTAAGAATGAACCAGTTACTTATGCAGTAAGAAAAGCAATAGAAGCAGGTGTTGTATCTTTAATCAAAGAAGGTGCAGAATTAGAATTATGGAAGTTTGGTCCTACACAACAAGAGATAACTGCTCAAGAAGAAGAAAAACTTAGATTAGAATTAGAAGCTGAAGAAGCTCTATTCATAGCAGAAGAAGAACAAATAAAACTAAAAGAAGAAAATAAAAAATTAGAAAAAGAACTTGATGAACTATTAAAGGAGGAAAGTACAGATGAAAATAATAATGAAGATAGTGCTGATCCTGTTCCTAACAATATTCACAGTTAAAACAGCAAACGCAGATAGTAACGGAAACAATGTATTTATTTTACTAGAAGATACTTCTGGTGCAGGTGCTGGCGAAACAGTTTACATAAGACAAGAAGGATATGACAATTGGGTTGGCAATGCAACTAATCACCCATTTAAGATAGAAGGTACAGGAAATACTGTTAATATCGTACAGATTGGATATACCAACGACTTTGAAGATTACTCCTCATTTGATTGTACTAATTGTACTTTAGATGTCAACGTTAAAGGTAGTGATAACGCTATAGCAATGGACATGGACGACACCGATGACTCAGGTTGGTGGATAGATATCGATATTAGAGGTAATGATAACCTAGTTTTAGTCAGCGATGCTCCTGACGGTACTAACGTAGCAAATCAAAATTACGATATAGATATTGATGGTACTGATAATCAAATAGAGTTTAAAGTTGAAAATGGTTCAGGTGGTAATCACTACCTATATGCCTACATTTATGGTGATAGTAATTATGTAGATTACTTAATGAATGACGGTTCTCTAGGTAAGAACACAACAGCCAATGCTGCCATTGGACCATTCAATTCACCCAGCCACTCTCAGGTTGCAAATAAAAATTTAGCGTCAATTGATTTTTACATAATTGGATCTAGCAACTCTATAAAAACAGAAACAATGGGTGAAACTAATTACATGCTTATTGAATTATTTAATGGTTCTTCAAACAATAGAATTGATTATACTCCTTCTGCTTATAGTGCAGGCTATAATAGAGTAATGCAATTTGGTGATAACAATGAAATGTTATTAAGATTAAACGGCAATAGTAATAGAATTGGTATATACCAACAAGGTAATAATAACTATTTGAGTTTAAATTATACAACTTCAAGTGCTACATTGTACACTTCACAAACAGGTGGTAGCAATACGGCTAATGTAAGTGTAACTGGAGATAGTATTTACGACTACACATTAAACTTCACACAAAACGGTTCAGATACCTGTACATATTCTTTCAATAGAAACACACAATCAGCTGACGTAACGGCAACTATAGCAAACAACTGTTAAAATGAAAAAGTTTTTAACAATAGTATCAACTCTGATACTTTTCACAACTCAATCTATAGCGGTACCAGTAGTTGGTGAGGTATTTCAAAAAATGGGTACCACTTGGGTTGAGCGTGATTTTGAAAACATAACAATTAATGATGCAGGTTTTAAACTGTACATGGAAGATTTTCTACAAACAGGTGAAGATGGTGCTATGAATCTTGAATTTATAGATGGTACAAAATTTACACTTGCACCTAATAGTGAAGCTGTCATTGATGAGTTTTCTTTTGATACAAGCATTGTACCGATAGAGGTATCAATGAGTGTAGATGTTAATGTTGGTTCATTTACATATGAAAGTGGTAGTGTATCAAAACTAGGTGGTGAAGTAGAAATCAACACACCTTCAGCCACAGTTACAGTAATAGGTACTGCTTTCTCAGGCAGAGTTGAAACTAGTGGTAGAACAACAATCACATTGTTACCTGATAGAAATGGTAATGTAGGACAAGTTACAGTTGCAAACGAGGCAGGTTCAAGTACAATAACACAAGCATATTCTGCTGTTATAGTTGTTTCAGATATTTTGATGCCTACTTTACCAGACCCATTATCTTCTAAAGATAAAAAAGAACTATTTGATTTAAACACAAACGAAGAAATAATTGAAGAAAAAATAGAAGAACAGAGTGATAGAAAAAATGAATCAAAAAAAATAGAACAAATTGATGACAAAGAAACAAAAGAGATTGACCAGGTTGAAGAAAAAGATATTGAAAAACTAGAAGTACAAGAAGAAATAGATTCTGAGTTAGATAACTTTGATGTACAAGAAGAAAATGTTGAAATAGAAATTAAAAAAGTAGATGTAGATACAATTGAAGTTACCGAAGAAGTCGCACAGGAACTTGAGCAAGATTTATTAGTTGCTGATACTATTGAACAAGCAGTTGAAGTAATGCCTGAAGCTGTTGAAGAAGTTAAACAAGTGGAAGTAATAGAAATAAAACCAGAAGTTGTTAAAGAAGTTAAACAAGAGGTTGTTGAAGATGTAATTATGGACGATACGATTACAGAAATTGATACCTCATATTACGACCAATGGGATGATGCTGCCTATGATGAAGAATATGGTTGGGTAGATGAAAATGACCAAGTAACCGTTTGGGATGCCTCAGGTGAAGTGAAGATGGATTATGAAGAAAGTAAAGAGATGTGGGCAGAAATGGATAAAGCATATTATGACGCTATCGGTTGCGAAAGTGATTGTACTTGGGAGAATATTAATTGGGAAGAAATAGATTGGGATGCTATTGATTGGGAAGAGTATGATAAAAAATATAATGAAACTTTAGAGAAGTATGGTTTAGAGTCATACAATTGGGATGATGTTGATGTTACTGATGATGTATTTGAAGAGGTAGAAGATATTTCTGATTATGATGAAGATGATAAAGATAATTGGGATGCAGAGGATTGGGAAAACTATAACTACTATGAAGATGAAGATGGTCCTTATTTAATCACAGGTAAAGAAGATTGGTGTGTTGATGCTGATTGGTGTGACCAAGAATATGTTGATAATAGTAATGAATGGGCTCAAGCAGATTGGGATTTAAATACGAAGTATGATAAATGGAATAAAGAAAGTAAAAATTTATTTGAGATTTCTTATCTAAATGAAAAGTGGTATGGTGATACAACAAATGCACCTAAACCTTGGACAATAACAGAACTAAAAGATAAGTACATAAAAGATTGGACATGGGACGATTGGGATATATGGTGGAAAGCATTTGATGAATGGTACTTTTCTGATTACTACGATAACTGGGAACAAGAATACGAAGAAGTAACCATTGAAGAAGAATATGGATTTGAAGATGATATTTATGATGAAGATTGGGAACTAGATTGGTTATCAGACATAGATACTGAATGGGATTGTGAAACATTTGGTTTCTATTGGGATAAGAAAAACTCCTCATGTGGTACAGAATGGGTTGACAACTCACAGGTAGATATTAAAGTAACATCAAGTGGTGCTGAACTTAATTATGAACTTGGTACAATAAAACAAATTGTTGTCACAACAGATTCAGATGGAGTAATAACAACAATACAACAAGATGGTAGATATTCTACACTAGAGAATAGTGCTGATGTTAATGCTTCAACAGGAAGTAGTAACTGGAAAGAAATTACAAGAACATATAATGGACACAAAGTACATATACATACAGGTGGTAGTGGTGTTGCTTCAGGTAATCATTCAGCGTTAAACTTTGATATTATGATAATTCAAGATGATGAAGCACAGGCAATGAGTTCAGGTGAGAATGGTGGTACAATAACTATTATACAAATAGACTAAATAGTATTATGAGAATAACATCCACATGGGCTGTGGTTGTTACGGTGATTATATTAATTTCTTTGAAAGTATATAACCCTATACCATTACAGACCCTACAATTAAAGACTTATGATTATTACCAGACCTTCGGTGCAAGGTATGATTCTAAGAGCCTAGTTCTATTAGATATATCAGATTTAGCAATAGAGAGTAAAGGTCAATGGCCTTGGAAAAGAGACCAGGTAGGTCGTATTGTTGTCAATGCCTATAAGAATGGTGCGGCATTAGTTATTCTACAATTAGCATTCCCACAGAAAGATAGACTTGGTGGTGATGAGATGTTTTTGAAAATGATATCAAAGTATCCTGTTATACTCACAGAAACAAAAGATGTCAAGAACTTAACCAGTATATCAAGAAAAGCATTGGCAATAGGTGATGTAGAAGTACCTATTGATATTGATGGCACTATACGAAAATTACCGCTTGACAATTCTATGCCATCTGTTATAATGAAAGTCATTAAGTTTCCTGTACCCAAACAAGATGATATATGGGTAGATTTCAGACACAATATACCCAGAATAGATTACACAGACAAAGACTGGTCATCTATGAAAGGCAAAATAGTATTCATAGGTGTTACATTTAAAGGTACGACCTTTGTACAGACACCTAATGGTCTTAAAAACACCCATGAGATAATGGCACTTGGTACTGAAACATTACTATCAGGCAAGTTTATTAGTATGCCTAGTTGGTCGTATATACTAGAGTGGTCACTTATCATTGGAAGTAGTATCATATTCTTACTATTAATACCCAGACTAGGGGTGCTCTGGTCGCTTGTGCCGTGGTTACTATACACTATATCTGTGCCTGTGTCAAGCTTTTATTTGTTTAATAAATTTTTATACTTGACAAACTGGACATATCCTGTTATAGTAGGTTTCATTGTCTTTGCTCATTTGATATTCAATAACTTTGCTCGAGAGAATAGGCTCAAACAACAGATACGAAAACAGTTTGAAACATATCTTGACCCAAGACAAGTGGCAATACTACAGAAAGACCCAAGCAAACTCAAACTAGGTGGTGAAAGAAAAGAAATGAGTTTCTTGTTTATGGACATTGTAGGGTTTACACCTATATCTGAATACTACAAGAACAAAGATGACCCAGAAGGTTTAGTTGAAGTTGTCAATGACTATCTAAACCGTATGACTAAAATAGTGCTTGACAATGGTGGTACAGTTGATAAGTACATGGGTGATTGTATCATGGCATTTTGGAATGCGCCTCTTGATTGTGCTGAGCATGCTGAGATGGCAGTTAAGACTGCTATTGAATGTGCTGAAGAAACAAATAGATTGAAGTCAGAGTTTAAAGCAAAAGGACTACCTGATATCAACATAGGTTCAGGTGTCAATACTGGTACTTGTATTGTAGGTAACATGGGTAGTGATACTCGATTTGATTATTCAGTTATAGGTGATGCTGTTAACCTAGCAGCTAGATTAGAAGCAACGACACGAAACTACAAGAATGATGAAGGAGGTATTGTGAGTACTCTATATTCATCATATACAATGGAAAAACTCAAGAATATCAAGTCAATTGAAGTAGATAAAATTAAGGTTAAAGGTAAGGAAGAATTAATTACCATCTTCAAACCTATATAAATAGTAGTATGGCAAAGACAGTATTCGATAAAATTCTTGACACTACAACAGGTCCTAAATCATATGATTGGTACAGAAAAAAGGTGAACGCTATGACAACACCTGGTGCAAGAGGATTGATTAGTCGAGGTAAAGCTACATTAAGACCGAAGTATGGCATTATGAATCTTTTTGGTTATGACCCTAAACATAAATTTACATTACCATACTACGATAAGTTTCCTTTAATCATGCCACTTGAGGCAGCAAAAGGTGGGTTCTATGGAATTAATTTTCATTATCTACCTTTTGGTGCTAGAGTGGCATTTTTAAGAAGTTTGTCTAAATATGCTAGTGATAAAAACTTTGATAGAAAAACAAGATATATATTACCTAGTTTATCAGGAAGTTATTATAAAAAAACGATTAAACATTATTTGTTTAATCATGTGAGAACATCATTTTTAAACATACCAGCAGATGAAATGGCGATAGCAATATTTCTACCTGTTGCAAGATTTATGAAAGG